GGTTCGACGTTGTCAGACGCCTACAACGCAGCCATGCGAGACATAGCGAACGTGGTTCGCACGGCGAGGCGGGCCGACCAGTGAGCGCAGACCACTCCGCTTCACTCGTCTCGACGCTGGCCGAAGTGATCGACGCCGAGATCTGGCGCAACCGTGGCAACTACGACCTCGTCGCCCATCTCGGCATTGACGATGACCCGCCAGGCGAGTCTCTGGATCAGCACCCGAGTGCCCTGCCCGCAGCGCAAGCGTTCATCGACGGCCCGCTGTCTGACCTGTCGATGCTCGTCCAGATCCCCGAGGTGCGGGAACTTGTCCTCGAACTGTGGTGCGCTTACCACGGCGACACGTCGGGCCGCAAGACCATGCAGCCGTGGTTCGACGCATTGGAGGTCACGTCATGACCGCAGACCACGGAGCTACTCCTGACCATCTTCTGCACTTCACACCGACACCGTACGGCGCTCTCTGGCGATTGGAGTGCCTGCCGCATGGCGAGCACTTCACCGTCCACTCCCTCGAAGAGTGGGACTGTTCCGCCGACGAACTCGAAGCGAACGGCATCGAGGTTGACCGCACGACCTGCTGGGTTCACGCCTGGCTCGATAACGCCGACGAGGTCGAGGGCTGGATGGTCGGCCCCGAGTGGGAGGACTCTCCAGAGGACGGTCCGTGGACCGTGGGTTGCTCGTTCAGTGGGTCGCTGGACGTGCGATACGTGCCCGTTGGGCCCCCGAAAGCAACGTCATGACGCAGCGACACGTCGTTGACCGCCAGCTAGCCGAGCGCATGTTCCCCGAGCTGATGGGTTTCGGTAACGGTGTGGACATCGCACCCGCCGAGATCACCTGGCTTGTCGGCCCGATCAGGTGCGAGACATGCGACGGCAGCGGGAACGTCCAGGTCTACGGTCGAAACTCACCACCCTGCCCCGACTGCAATGGCCTCGGCTATCCGCCCACCGTCGAGATCGTCAGCGAGATGGAAGTCCACCCAGGCAACGAGCCGTACGACGTTGTACACGGTGTCGTGAAGCTCGGCAAACCCGTCCTGATCGTGGGCCAAGTGGTCATTGAATCACTCTCTCTGAGCGACGAAGTAATCGTGACCGATGGCGTCGGTGTGTTCCTGTGGCCCGCAAGTTCGGCCAATGAGATCATCACCGACCAGATCGGCCCGTGCGAAGCGGGACAAGTCGCCTACCCCGTCGAAGCTGTGCCATCACCTCGACAACAGAAACGGAACCCATGACCCCAACACCCATGACCGCCGAACAAGCCGCAGCCGCCTGGTCCACACTCGAAACCCCAACAGAACCAGCCCGCAACGAACCCGCATTCACCAAACCCCGCAAACATTACAAACCATTCTCCGCAGCCGCAGACGCATTCGTCCACGAAGCGCAAAACACCAAACGCTTCTACACAGGCATCCGAAAGTTCGACGACGAAATGAGAGGCATCAGCCCAGGCCACCTCGCACTCATCGTCGGCTACTCCCACTCAGGCAAAACGCTACTACTGCTAGAAATGTTGCGATCCAACCCGAAAGCCCGCATCGCCTGGTGGGAACCAGACGAACCCAACACCCTCACCCTCGCCAAACTCGCCTCACTCGTCCACGGCATCCCCGCCCGAGAACTCGAACAAAAAGTAGCGCAAGGCGACAAAGAAGCCATCAGCCTGCTCCGCTCCGTCGCAGAAGAACACTTCCCCAACCTGATCGTGTTCGACAAATCCCTCACCCCATCAGCACTCAACGACGGCTACAAAGAAGCATGCGACGTGTGGGGAGACTCGGCAGACATCACCATCGTCGACTACGTCGACCTCGTGATGGGCGCAGAAGTCGTCCCCCAAAAAATGGACATCCTCAAATCGTTCGTATCACACAACGAAGTAGGCATGATCGCCATCCACCAAACATCACGCAGCGGCGGAGCCGAAGGACGAGAAATGACAATCTCATCTGGCAACTATGGTGGCGAACAACACGCCACCATGATGATCGGAGTGCGCCGCAAAAAAGCTGCGATCATGTCCGAACTCATCGAAGTCAGAGGTAAACTGTTACGCAACCCCAACAGCGAAGCACTCAACGACCGACGAGAAGAACTCGCCCACGACCTCCGCATCCACGAATACACACTGTCCGCCAACCTCGTCAAAAACAAACGACCAGGAGGCAGTTTGGTAGACGAAATCGATTTCGAAATGGACCTATCAACAGGACGCCTATACGAACTCGACGACGGCGACCTCCCCCAACAATACCTGAACACATTCGGCGCACCCGCCGAACCCGCACCCGCCAGCTACGAACAGGAGGCCTTCTGATGGCACCAACCATGACACGCAAAAGGACATGTGGGATCTGCGAATCAGTGAAAACAATGATCTCAGACGTGCTCGTCTGCCAGCACTGCGACGCAATCGCATGCAGCTCACCCTGCCCCATCTGCAAATCAGGATACAAAAACCTTCCCGACCGCCCCGCAAACCACAAACAACAAATGCGAGGCACCTTCTACAAGAAAGGCTACGGAGATGGCCCAAGTGCGTGAACTCATCCCCCTCATCGCAGGCACCTTCCTCATCGTCATGCTCGTCCAAGCGCTCGGGAGACTCCTTTGAACGAATCCGACGCCATCAAACAATTCCACCACCTCTTCAAAGGCCGACCAGACGCCCTCGGCACCTGGGACGGCCCAGGAAGCGGAATCGCCCGAGGCCCCCACGCCTACGCCGACACCGTAGACCATCTGTGTTCGCCAGCAGGGAAGCGATGGATTGGGGTGTACCCGCACCTCGGAACATCCATCGACGGACACTCACACGTCACCTGGGGATGCATAGATGTCGACGGCAAAGACTTCGACCACGACTTCCCAAAAATGTGGGGCTTGGCGAACACACTCCGCATCATGCTCGAAATCAAAAACGTGTTCGGCCACATCGAACAGACACGCAACGGCTACCACCTGTGGGTGTTCCCCGAAGGCGGCAAAGCGAACGCCGCACACATGCGGCGAGCTTTGATGGCCGCGTGCAAAGCCGTCAACTACGACCCGAAAGAAGTAAACCCGAAATCCGAAACACTAGAAACAGGAAAAATCGGGAACTATGTGCGCCTCCCCTACCACGGATACCTGTCAGACACCACACAACACGAACGCAAGTTTTGTGACGGCTACGACGACCTGTACGGCCTCGAAGAATGGTTAACCCTCAAGCTGCGATACACCGCCCTGGACGCCCTCGAAACGGTCGCAGCCCTATGGACACCGCCACCCGTCGCAACATTCGACGGTCCAGTCCCCGACAACATCCAAGCGTTACTGACCGCCGTCCGAGGACTCACCTACTCGATCTGGCGTGACGGGCCACTCGAAGGCAGAGATCGCTCCAACACGCTCGCAAAACTGGGGTACAACCTGAAAGAGGATGGCATGTCAATGCCAGCCGCTTTCTCAATCGTCAAAGACGCAGACACCCGATGGGGCAAGTTTTTTGGCCGCGAAGACTGCGACGAACAAATCATGGGGATCATCGAAAGATGCTACTCACACGCATAAAACATGCAACCTTAGGGTAGAATAGGAACTATGGACTCAGCCCCGCAACGAAAACTGATCATCGAACTCGACGAAGACGAAGCACGCCACCTGCTCGTACTGCTCACCAACTCGGAAGCGACAATCGACCAATACCGTTGGGCAGGCGTCGAGCACGCGCTCAACGACAATCAGATAATCGCTCTCGACTACCGCCTCTTCACCGAGTTCGAGGACGCATTCCGCAACTATTTCAGCCCTGAGGATGTATGAGACTCGACATCAAAATCCCCTGGAAGCCGCACGCAAAGCAGCGGCCCCGAGTAGCCAACGGCCACGCCTACACACCGAAAGCAACAAGGGACGCCGAAGCCCGAATCCTTGCAGCCGTACAAGCAGAACTCGCCACCAGTTTCGAAAAGTTCGACGGCCCAATCGCCGTCGAAATCGGCCTGTCGAACGACCACTTCTACCTGTCCGTCACCGAATGCGACGACTACAAGGAACGCAAACTGCGCGGCGACATCGACAACTACGCCAAAACGATCCTCGACTCCCTGAACGGTGTCGTCTGGGAAGACGACAAACAAATCGGCTACCTGGAAATGAGAAAGCTCTGATGGTCACCCTCGTCGTCTACCAAATCGAATACTCCGAACAACACGGGGTCACCGACACCCAGCACTCCAGCTACATCCTCGACACCATCGGACAAGCCCTCGAATTCGCAGAAGAACACGGCTGGCTCACCGACCCCGAATACAACATCACCATCACCCAAAACGGTGTCGAAATCGACCCGACCGACATCCACGACTACATGGGATACGACCAGGCCGAAGGAACAGCCGTGTGGCTCAACGAAGACATCGACTTCGGAGACGACACAACCGCATGGAGGGAACGCACGGACCGATGAGCGCCTTCCATCAAAAGAACTGGACCCAACGCGTCACCCAAATGGGCGACCAAGCCGAAAACGCGTGCGACCTCGTCCACCACGGGAAAACGCACACCCTCGGACTCAACCGCATCTGGCAAAACGGCGATGGCCTCTACCTCAACGACATGACCGACGCCATGCGCTACACACCCGACCGCCTATCCCGCTGGTGCTTCATCGAATGCATGGGCATCGGACGAGACAACACCCTCAAAATCAAGCAAGAAAAACTCGAAGCCCTCAACAAATGGTCCAAACTTGGACCAACCGAACTCTTCGTATACAGCTCCGCAAAAAACGTGTGGTGGCAAGACGCAACCCACACCTGGCAAGACGCCGCACAAACCCACGGCGAACTACTCACCTTCCCCGAAGGCAAGCACTACTGGGCGCTCCACACCGACCACTTCCCCACAGACCCGCAAACGGTCCCCGACAACGAAGATGTGTTCGCCTAATGGACCGCCCCCGCCAAGAAACACCAGGCGACCACCGCCGATGGGCGTGGACCGCCGACCCCAAAACGCCGTTTAACCCGATCGACGCCATCATGCGAACCGCACCAGGCCAAGCAATCGACGAATCGGCAGAAGAACTACAAATCCTCAGAGAAGCAGTCGCACAATGCGCTGCCGCCCTCACCCTAGAACACCAATACCTGTTGAACGGCATCGACGCCGAAAGGCTTTCGTTCCGTCAACTCGGGCCACGCATCGGCATGTCAAAAACGCACGCCCACCGCCTCCACAAGCAAGCACTCACAGCAATCGCCCCGCTACTACGGGCCCACCCCACCATCTACAGGAGATACAAGTTGGACACAGAAACATGGAACGAAGCAGCCGAAGACGCGGCAGCATGGATCATGGTGATCGCAGAAGAAGCACCGTCACCAACAAGCCAGCTGATAGCCGAAGGCAAACAAGTGTTGGGCACCGCAAACGAAGACGAACTGCCCCTCATCCTGCAAGACATTGGGGCTAACGCCTTCCGTTTCCTCAACACGTTCGAATCACGCGACGACCTGAGAAAGACGATCGTCAACCTTCTCGTCGAACGCCACCACAAGTACGGTGCAGGAAACATTTTAGAGTTCGAACAGGTCGGGCTGCTCGTCCGAATGTCAGACAAGCACGCCCGTATCTTGCACGGCAAAAACGACTGGGAAGCTGGCAAAGCCGACTTCGACGACGACCCGTACCTCGACGCCTACCTCGACCTCGTCGGGTACGCATGTATCTCAACCATGCTGGAACGAGACACGTTCCTGCTTCCCCTCAAGGAGACAAAGTAATGCTGTCGGTAATCGTAAACGAAGAAACCATGACACTCCTGTTCGAATGGGCCGAACCCGACGGTGAAACCCAGTCAGTGAAGATGGACACACGGCTGACGCCGATGTCATTCATCACCGAAGACGACAAGCGTAAAGAATACTTGCAAGCCACGTTCGAAGAAGCTCTTGCCCGTTTCGGACTGGAGTTCATGTCGCAGCAGAACGGGGCACGCATCGCACAGGAACAGGCGGACGCCTCCGACGGGCATACACACGAAGATGTGCACGACCACGGAGACGAAGACGAATCCGACGGGCACACCCACGAAGGCGTGCGCGACCACGGAGGCGAGGACGAAGGAGAAACCGAAGGAGAGGGAGAAACCGAATGACCAACCGACCAACCCCCAAAACGCGCCGCACCGAAAAGGACATTGAAGCCCGCTGGAGGCGCGACGAACCCAGCGCCGAATGGCACGACATCCTCCTCGAACCAGGCGACCAGTGGTGGCCTATCTTCCGCAAGAAAGGCGTGCGCCGCTGGACGGGTAGCGGAGTCGTCGTCGAGGTACATCGACGCGACCCCGAATACCGCACCTGATGGCAGACGTCAAAGGGCGCTCATACTCGAAACCTAGAGACGACGGGTCCGTCGACCACACACTCAACGGCGGGCCGCTCAACGGGCAAACCATCAGAATGTACCCGCACCGCATCCCCAACCCCAACCACAAAAAAGGGGTAGGCGGAGCCCCGTACACGCGCGAATGGCGCGAACTCCGTTACAGCGGGGAAACCTACGAACTACCGAAACAGCTAGACGACAAAAAACCGTTCCTCCAATGGAAAGATCGCTGAAATGTTGCTCACCACCTGCACCGACACAGAACAAATTCGGCGGAACCAGCCACCGACCACCCAGTCCTGGCTGGCCGACCGAAACCGTTGGATCGTCACCAGCTGGTGTGGCGTCGCAAACTGCTGCGACAAAGAAGAAACGTTCCTCAACTTCTTCACAGCAGCCAAAGCCGCCGACGCCCAGCACCACGCTTACGGATTCAACGTCAAAATCGACCTCCACCGAGACGGTGACACCGTAGGTGTCACCGTGTGGGCGTCCGACTGGTGACACCAGAAAAAGAGTTTCACCCGCTCATCGGTAAACCAGTCACCACACACCGACAAGACCGCACCTACCACGTCGCAGTCGACGACGACATCGTCGAAAGCGACATCGACACGCTACCCGTCGCCTGGATCACCGCCAGCCAAACCGCCACCGACCGCATCAAACCCAAACTATACGCCCACCTCAACGGGCAAGACGTGCTCGTAGCCGACTGGGCCAGCACGTTCTGATGACCTGCACACTCACAAAAACGCGTGGCTGCAACTGGTGCGAAAAAAAGTTGACAGGCAAACAACGCAAATGGTGCTCACGAACCTGCGCCCGCAAAAACCGTATCAACCATCGCTGGACAGACGCCAAAGACAACTGCCGCAAACAAGCAGCCTGGTACATGTGCGCCATCTGCGAATACATGTACCAACAACACGACATCAACGTCGACCACATCGAACCCGCAATGGGCAAACACGGCCAATGGTCATGCTCGCATCACGCAGACAACCTGCGAGTCCTATGCGTGCCCTGCCACAAGCAGGTCACGAAAGAACAACACGCCAACGGCGCGCTCAAACGAAACTAGTCGCAAGCCTCGCACACCTCGACCGAATCGAGCCGCCACTCGATCACCTCGTCGTCCCCGAACACGATTTCCCCGACCTCGGGCAAAACAGCACCGATAACGGTACCTTTTTGTTCCGTCTGTCCCGTCTGTTCCAGCCGAGCTTTCGGGCCCCTCTTGTAACGCTGTGGTTCGCTCATCGCGGCGGCTCCTCCCCGACAACAGACTTGTAAACAAGATCGTAACGAACAGCGTTCTTTGGTTCATCAGCGAACGACGGCAAACTAGCAAACACCGTTTCCACATCCCGACCCGTAGCAGGCCGTGCCCCCGTGCCATGGACAATGAACACAGGATTCACGCTCCGATCGTAACCCCTCGGCGGCTCGTAAAGATACGGTTCAAACATTGGTACTTCCTTCCTCATCCATCCATTACGGATCTGTTGGGCACGCGGCAAAATGTCGCCACGCAAAACACGATTCTTCTTCACCACACCAGGACACGTCTTGCCACGCGCCGTCGTAAAATACGGGTACGGCCACGGCTCAGTGTGTGTAACCACACCCGACCCGTTCCAACGATCAGGGACAACCAGCGGGATACCCCACACAATCGACTCATAGGCGATCACACGGGCCACCAACTCGTCATGATCATGCAAAAAGTCTCCGATACCCGCACGGGAGCCTGCGTCCGCAGTCTCAACCGAGATCGTCCAAAACGACGCGTCACGCTCCCCGTAATGCGACTCCACACTAGAGCCAGTCGAATTAGCGATCGACCTTTTATCGGTCGGCACCAGCTTCCACGGAGACGGCTCATTGATCGCATAATGCGGCTTCGTGTTATTACGCGCCCTGTTACCCCAATTCACCTGAGACTTCGACGACGCCTCAACCGACGCAGCGTTCGTGTGTACGACAATCATGCGAGGCCGAATCGTTGGGCGTGTATGACGCCAAGGTGTGCCACTATCGGTGACCAAAGCATCCAAGTTGGGTTCAACACCGAACGGTGTGCCGTTGGGTGTGAACCCAGCAGGTTTCGGAGGGATCGGGTTGTCTAGCAGACTCATAAACATTCTTTCACCATGTCAGTCGATGTTTTCGCTCTCGCTGTCAGATCAACTTCCAGCCAGCGGGATAGACGGTCGGGCTGTAGATGTTCGCAGCGAACAGCGACTCGTAAGTGGCACCCTTGAACGTCACCCGCTCACCGAGCGCGTAGGCGTCGTGAGCGCCAGTCGGCTGCACCCATGCGGCGACAGATCCGACAGCGCGATGAACCTTGAACAGTGCGGGCACCTTGTCGGGCGTCCAGTCGGCCTGCGTCTTGTGCGTCTCAACGACCTCGACGAGCGTCCCGTCCCAGCGGTACACCTCGCCCGCTTTGACGGTGTCACCGACGCTCCACGACGGGAACAGCCCTGCGAACAGCGGTGCGTCGTCGGGGTCGATCTCGTCGGCTGCCAGCTTCGGCAACACGACGAGGCGTGCCGCCTGCTTTAACGACTCGAACTCTGACGGATACTGTGCTTCCTGATCGTTGAACAGTTCCTGGTCGGTCTTCGCACGTTCCGTCCACACGACAGTCGGGACGTCTTTGACGAGTTCGACGCTGCGGTCGGATGTCGTGGTGGCGGTGTCGGCAGGGCGTGCCGTTTCGACGATCTCGTAGATCCCGAACTCGGCAAGCAGCGCAGGGTCGAGTGATCGGAGGTCGGTGGTTCCGTCGTCGGTGGTGTTGCCGATTCGGTATGGGGCTTCGATTGTTTCGTCGATGATGCGTGCGTACGTCATTGGTTCGTCCTTATGCGGGGTTTATGGTCAGGTTGTCGTAATCGACGGTTCGATCGCTCGACGTTGCCCCGTTGAACGAGGCGAAACCGATAGCGCCCGTCGTGTATGTCCCATCGGTGCGCTCGATCTGCCAAGTACCAGGCTCGGGATCGCCAACGAGCCACCATTTAGCTTTGATCTGCGAGCCGATGGCTTGCACCCGCAGATTGAGCCGTTCGGTAGTGCGCACCCCCCCTGTGACCTCCTGCAATTCTGTGTTCACGCCTGACGCGTTTCGTCGGACTAATGAGCCGTAGTTCTCGGCCGATCGGGGTGCAAGCTCAATAGCGTAAGAGGATCGTGGTCCGCCACTGCCGAGCGCAGACGTGTCGCCGCAGCGGAACACGAAGTTGTGATACTGCTCTCCGACATCGCCCCACCCGACGTCCATGGTGACGTCAATGTCACTTTGATCATCAACATCAATGAAGATTTGAGCCTGTTTGTACGCTCCCCCACCCGCCGTCAGACGACCACGATTTGACTGAATCGTTGCAGAGCAAGCAGCGTTCGATTCCAGGTAATCAATCCACTGCCCAGGCCACGCTGCGCCGTCTGTGCCCGTCCATGTTTCCGAGGCGATGACGCCGCCAGCCTCAACGTGCGCCGATGCGTACATTCCCAGACTCATACGAAGTCCCCCACTGCCTGCCAAGTATCCGTCGCCGTCTTGACGAGCGTGCAACCAGAATGTTGGGCACGGAATACCAGCGACGGTGTGGCGTTCACCGTCACGCCCGCGCCCTGAGCGATCGTCACAACACCAGCGCCGACACCGATCACCTCGATCGTGGAGCCGACAGCGAAAGCCACCGACGCATTCGGCGGCACTGTGAGGGTGACGGCGGCAGCGTTCGAGCAGGTGACGACCTTGCCAAGATCGCCACTGACCAGCGTGTACGTCGTACCCGTCTGGGCGTTGATCGTCTTTACTTTCGGCAACGCAGCATCGGCGAGCGTGCCCTGCGCTGCCGTGGCGTAAGCGGTGCCCGCAGTCGTCGCAGCCGTGCCAAGGCCGAGTGTCGTGCGAGCGTTCGATGCGGCAGCGTCGTCAATCAGCGAAGCGCCGAACGTCGAGATTGTCGTCGCTGCTGGAAGCGACAGCGTCTTGATGTCGGCATCGACCTCGGAATCCATCAGAGCGCCAGCGGCCGTCACGTTCGCCGTGTCGGTAACATCCGCCAACGCCTCGATCCCGTCCAGCTTCGTCTCGTCGGCCGTCGTGAACGACGCCGTGGTAGCTGTCAGGACAGCGTCGAGCGGCTGCGATGCGGCCTCGGCAGCATCAGCAGACCCGACAGGGTCAGCGCCCACGTCGGCAGCATCCAACACCACCACACCCGTCTGAGTGTTCACACTGTCAACAGCACCACCGCCACCACCACCGCCCGAGGCAGAGATCGTGATCGTATCCAACGCGTCATCAGCGGTGATCGTGATATTCGTGCCAGCAGTCAACACCGTGGCAAGATCGTCACGCACCTCCTCCAACGAAGCCGACAAACCCAGCTTCGTTTCATCCGCAACAGTAAAAGACGCAGTCGTCGCATCCAACACAGCCGAATGTGCCTGCACCGACACACCAACATCGGCATCCTGTAACGCTGTGTCCGCCACCTCGCCTTGCGCCGCCGTAGCGTACGCTGTGGTCGACGTGAGAGCTGCCGTACCCAACCCAAGGTTGGTACGTGCAGTCCCAGGATCGACGTTCGCCAGATCGGCCACAATATCAGTCGGGTTCGTCCGATTGGTTGTTGACCCATCGGACTGCTGGAACACCAAATAATCATTGGCGGACACAACATCGTATGTCAACTCAGAAATCGTTTTATCTGCCATCAGACAACCACCAAATATTCTGACGGTGAAATCCCGCCGTCAACTTCTCCACGAACTTTCCGACGGATCTGTCCTCGACGGTTCAACCTGACAGCCATTAAAGGCGTCAAAGGTTGCTGTACGCCGCCACCCACTACGAGACGGTCAACGCCCCCAACTGTTAAATACATGCGTTCCTCACCTATTAGGCCAAACTGTCCCGCAAAGCCTGAGCGATATCTTCCTGAGTTTTAGGGACATCCACACCCTTCGTGGGGATACCCAACCAGTTCAACATCGCTTCGAACTGTCGATCGTCGCGCCGCTCATCACGGTCACCCGTGAACGCTTGCGACACCCGACCACCAGACAAACGTTCCAACTGGGCGAGGACAGGCAAAGTGTTCGTCGCAAAATATTGGGGTTTGTTTTCGTCTTCGTAGAACGGACGATCCTTGTACAACTGGTGATCCATAAAGATTTCGGTCGCAGCACGCGGCAGCGGGTTCGCGTTCGCCACCAAACGTTTCGGATCGCCCAACATCGCCAACTGTTCCTGAATATCGAGATGCGGGAAGTCGGGAACAATGGCTTTGCCGTCACCGACCATGAAGCCGCCAGCCGCCTCCATCCACTCAGGCATCGTGCCCTCGGCGTCTTCGTCCGTGAAGTTCCTGACCGCATGATCGAAGCGTGCGTACGCCCGAGGCTTCAAAAACTGTTGCTGGAGTTGCAAAGGCAGCGATCGAGACATGAAAGTCCAGAACGGGATCACCCGTTTCATCGCCTCATCAAACTCGGACAGTTGCGAATAGTCGAAATGGATACGTGTCACACGCGCCAACGCCTCAGCAGTATCACCGCCACGCTTCGTAGTGTTCAACGCCAACGCCAAACGCATCGGCCCCTCAACCCATTCACCCATACGCTGCGACCCGCGTGTCACCTTGTTGTTCGTCGCCCGCCCATACAACGTTGGATCTGCGATCTCGTCGGCACCGAACCGTCCACCAGCACCAGAACCGTACGTCGCCTTGAAAGCGTCCTTAATGTACTGGGGGGCCGAACCTTCATCTGCGATCAGTTTCGGATCTGACCAAACCTTCTTCCACCAAGCCATAGCTTCCGCATGCTCGCGGATCGTGACACCCTCAGTGGCGTTCATAAACGACGCCGACATAAAGTTGCGGACATGGAAACCTGGGGTAGCAGTCGCATACGTTTTGAAGAACGACGTGTAGTTGTCGTACAGACGCCAATACTCTTTTTTGCCTGTCATTTCGGTGGCGTTCAAAAACCCGTTACGGACCTGATCGCGCATCATCACACTGTCACCCGCAGCGAACACCCGAGATTCGAGACGCGACCACCCGTCAGCCGCAACAGCCTTCATCCGCTCAGGAAGCGAACCGTCCTTAACATATTGGATGAAATCTTCGTGACGCTTCTTCGTCCAACCCAACCCCTCGACCTCGACCTCCATGCGACGAACATCGACAAGCTGGTCAAGGATCTGCTGGGTTTCAGGATCAGGTGTTTTCCCACCCCACTCCGACAGAATCTGGTCAAGCTCATCCATCGACTCCTGCAACCGCACACGACTATTCTGGGGAAGATCACGAACCTCTCCACGCAACGCCTTCGCCTCAGCCTTCGTAGCCTCAAACACAGCAAGCTCGCTGCGAGCCGCCACCGCACCCTCACGGAACTCGTCCTGCATAGCCCCAGACACAGCTTCACGCTCAGACCGTTGCGCCCTCAACGCCGCCGAATTACCCTCAGCGACACCAACCTCACTCTGGAGAACCTCACGGCGACCAGTAGTGATAGCTTCGAACACCTCAAAATCTTTCTCAGCCAACTCGGCCAACGCCTCCAACTGCCTAGCGTCAGACTTCCTGCCACCAGGACGCACAACGCCACCCAACGCGGCGTAAGCATCATCGTTTTCCATCTCCAAATATCGGGAAGAGTTCTTCACCCAATCCTGCGACGCCTCATACTGTGTCCGCCAAGCATCCAAAAAGTTGTCAAGGTTCTTTCCCTCAGCAACATCGGCCGCAAGAATCCTTTTAAGCTCAGCTTTCGACGCTTTAGAAGCGGTACCCAACTCGTCGATCACCGAAGTCAAATATGCCTTAGCGTCCCGCAAAGACTGTTTTGACGCAGAACCAATCTCCGCCTCCAAACCCTTGACAACAGTCTTGATCTTGTCGACCTCTTTCTTGGACGCCGCCTTCGCCGTCTTGTTCGTCGCCTTGGTGGCGTTCTCGTCAACGATCTGTTTCCAACCTTGCCCTTCCAGCCCGAGCGTTTCAGCCTCGACCTGATCAGGGAAGTTCGTTTTAGCCGACCTGACAGCCTGGGCGACACCAACGTCTTCGGCGGTGGTGCCGACCATCACCTGAGCAATCTTCGCGAAATCGTCCTCCATCACCTTCTCGCCGCCAACCAAAGGACCAAACTTGCGGTTGATGTCGTCAACCGACGCATCACCCAACGTCACCGCCTGGCCGTTGTAACTGTACGTGCCGCCAGGTTCCAGCGAGCGGGCAAACGCACGACCATGCGACTGGAGATCGTCGACCTTGATCTGTCCAGTCTCGCGCAACGATTGCATCAACGACTTGCCTGAACTCGTCGGCACATGCGTCACATAATTCGCCCGTTCCGTCAGACCGCTAACACCCTTCTCTTTCGCCCCAGAGAACACTGACGCAGCCAAACGCGACGCCTCATTATCAACACCCTTCTCAGCCGCATGCGTCAACGCAGACCGCTCAGACGGCGACATCGCCATCACCTTCCGCAAATCGGCTGCATGAGACTGACCGAACGTCCGCCCCTCAGACCTGATCACGTTACGGGCATGAATGACTGTGATAGCCGACCGCGGGTCCAACGTCGGATCTTTCGCCCGCAGCGAAGCAACCTCATCCTTGATGTTCTTCGGTGTACGCAACGCCGCAGCGCCACGACCCACAGACGTGTCACCCACGCGGGCAGCACCCTTCGACACACCGCGGGCCACAGCGTTAGTAGCGCCACCTGTGCCCGCAATCCTTTTACCCATGAAACGTGCGCCAGCAGGCCCAGCACCAATCATCTCTCGGGTCACATCGTCCAACGATGAGATCCCGAGACGAGAAACCTTTTGAATCGTCGCCGCATCCGCACCCTTGATCGCCAACTTTTCGGCAGCAGCCAAACGGCCAGCGGTCCCAGCAAACTTGCCCGAACCGCCCGTCAAATAGGTGGTCGGGTCGAGCAGCAGGTCGCCAGCCAAACCGACGGCACGGTCAACCCATTTGTTGCCCGTGTTGTAAGTGATCTGCCCGTACCCGTAACTGTTGTCCTTGATTTTGTCGGTCCATGAACGATCGTCGTCCCGAGACTTGTCTTCGTCAACGAGCATGCCGAGAGGGTTCAGGAACTCTGCCCACTCGGGCAGAGCCTTCGCCAACTCCTCGACACCAACCGTTACTCCACGTCCACCCATCGAGATAGCTTCGAGGGGCTTTGCGAGCACAGAAGCGACAGGGTTGTTGAGCACGCCGCCGATGAACCCTTTCCAACCGCCCTCACCCTCTGGTTCGGACGTGCCAAGATGGGCTTTAGCCGCCTCCAACAGACGGTCTTCGCCGCCCTCGCGTTGCGGGCGTGGCTGTTGGAACTGCTGCATAGGCGAGTACGCCAATCCGCGTCCCTGGCGGGACTGATGGATTTTTTGTGCCTCAGCTTTTTGTCGGGCAAGATCGAACTGGTTGATCAAATCTGGAGCCCCATCTGTCGGAGCTGCCTGTTGCGTGCACCGATAGCGTCAGACATCGGGTTGCGGCCCTGTTCCTGCAACTTGTGGGCCTTCCACTCAGAAAGCCGTCGAGTCTCGTAATCTTCGGCGCTGGCGTCCGCACGCGCCTTAGAGCCCTGAGTGAACTGGGCTTGCAAACTTTTCTGCTTCGCCCGCTGATCCCCGAGTGCCTTCATAAGCACGTCAGGATCGTTTTTCTGCAACCGCTTGACCATCGCCGAAGGACTTTCGTCTTGCCCCCACCATTTGTTTGACCCGCCAGGAGCAGCCTTCTCTGTTGGCCGTCGGCGGGGAATAAGGTCGGCGTTGCCGCTGCCCTCCGCCAACGACATGATGTCGGCAAGCTCGGCAGGGAGGGGTTCTTGTGGTCCTGGACGCGACCCGCCTTGGGGAGCGCCTGGACGGTTCATCATGTTTTCGCCGCGCGCCGACCAGGCTTCACGTTCCTGGCCTTGGCGCAAACGGCCCTCGCCCGCAGTGATCGACTCCTTCAACCGTTTGATCTCGTCCGACATGTCTTTCTGGGTGCCGCGGGACGCAGAAAGATCGTCGGTGCGGAACTGTTGCATCGGGTCCAGATTGGCCTGGTTGTATTGGGTGTCCAGCGGGATTCCCGCCTTCTCCAGCTCTTCCGCCAAAGCCGACTTGACGGGTTGCGCCTCATCCATCTGGCGTTCCCAGGTCAACGTAGCCTGTTCCGCTACCTTGTACTCTTCCCACGCCTGCTTCGCCGCGTCTTTGTAATCAGAAAGAACGTCTTTGTTGTCGCCCAACCCCTCGCGCAGGATCTCATAAATGGATGGCAACGATCGGCCCGCCATAATGGCGTCCGCGATTTCCTGGTCGAGTGGCGTCTGCGACTCAGCCAGCGAGTCGAAGAACGTGGTGGAAATGTCGGGCATCGGGATCTGCTCAGGTTCCCCATACAGCAGGCTCGCATCAATACCGAACCCGCCAGGCTGGTTCATCGACGACATCACACCGAACATCGGGTCAGACAGCAACGCCATGTAGTCTTGCAAAGCGTTCGTGCCCTTGGTTGAACCGACGCCTTCGTCGTCGATCGGCAGCGCCGCCGCAGTCGGGAAAGGATTAAAACCTGCGCCCATCAGCTTCCTCCCAGAAGACCAGAAAGATCGGCCTGTTCGCCAACCCCGCCCATAACAGAAATCAACTGCATAATCACCTGCATCCGTTCAGCGTCCCGAGCCTTCTGCTCTTCCTTCTGACGCAACGTCAAACCCATTTCCATCGCCCGCTGCTGGGCTGCACGCCCATCAGACGACTGTTGACGCATCTGCCCAGCCTCTGTCCGACGAGACGACAAACCCGACTGGGCTTTAGCAGCCATACGGCGACGAAAGTTTTCTGCCGCCGACCTCGACGAAGCACGTTCGTTGTTTTGCAACGCCAACTGTGCTTCGGCACCCCGACCGTCCAAACCGTTCTGAGACGCCCAATCGCGAACCGACTGCTCCATCGTCGCAGGCCCAGGATCGTCGTATCGAAGATCGTCCCACGCAGAGCGTGTGCCGATCGACCCGTCAAGAAAATCGTACGCGCCCTTCGCTGTAGCAGCGTCCTGATCGAAAGCGCCCTGCATCTGTGTCCGCAGACCGCCGTTGTCCGATGCGGTGAACATGCCCGAAGCGAGCAGTTCACGCAACGCCGCCGCAGTAGAGTTGGCTGCTTTCAAAGCGTCAGCCTTACCGCCGCCACCACCGCGACCACCGCCGCCACGACCACGACCACCGCCGCCACGACCACGACCACCGCCGCCGCCACCTCCACCAGAAGTGGTCGGTAGCGGATACCCGCCCGCGCCATCGCCAAGGTTCAAGCCCAACGTGTCGGTGTACGTCCCAGAAGGAGCGCCGCCAGGAATCCTGCTCACATCAGTGATTCCAGTCTGGTATATGTCAAACGCTTCCCGAGTCGACGGATCAAACAGCGGAACCTCATACCCAGTCCCCGTAGAAGGACGAGAAGTGCGAGGAGGGGGAGGCCGATACGCGTCAGGGTTCGGCGTCCCACGACTATGAGACGGAGTTCTCCGCGAATGTTCAGGAACATGAGGCATAAAAAAATCCTAACCTAAAAGTGGCCTAATAGCGTTCACGCCCATAGCGGCCTCAGCAATCTCAGCAGCCTTCGCCGCCTCCAAATCCGCCAACGCATTCGCCTGCATCTCATCCAACGAAGCCTGAGAAATATCGAACTGGTTATTCGCATCGACCAAATCGTTCGACAAATAACCCTTATCACGCACATAGTCCTCAAGCGACCATTGCCCCTGACGAGTCCAATCCTCACGGCCCGTCGCATAATCGTCAGAAGCCCAACCAAACTGATCAGTCATCCGCTGAGAACCAGTCTCATAATCGGCCTGACCCTCAGATAACTGGCGCTCCATACGGCCCAAACCCAAACCGTAATCGTCAGCCATCCGCCCCTCCTGCAAAGCGAACAAATCCTCCTGACGAACATTGTCGTCCATCCGACGACCCACCGTCTGATCGACCACGCCACCGCCAGCACCAGGACCAGTCAAACCTCGGGCAGCCAACGAGTTCATAAACCCGCCAGTCTGATCCGTGAACGCTCGACGATAATCGCTCTGCTGTCGACCAAAATCGTCACGCTGACGGCCATAACCGCGAGAATAATCGGCCATCCCCTCAGCCATCCCACGCGACTGACGATCCCAACCCTGATCGTAATCGGCCCGCTGCCAACCCTGCTGGGCCTGTGTCCGCCCCCAATTAGTTTCAGCAGCCTGACCTGCCCGCTCCCAATTGGAGCGGGTGCGGTCATAGCCAGTGTTCAACGCAGCAGAAGAACGCTTGCTTGCCTTCCCAGCATTGAAACGCCCAAACTCGTTCGCAGCAGACTGAGACGCATACTGATCGTTGATCTGGCGACGTTGCCCAGAATATTTTGCGTATTCAACCATCAAGCATCCTCATCTATTAGACAGTTTCGTCCCATCAGCTGGTGTGCCAACAACCAGTCCACCGAGCCGATCCGCCTGAATACACAGTGATCGCCCCATTCGTGTTGATCCCGATCGCCGTCGTATTAAACGGAGACGAGGCCCCAATCCCGACAGTCCTCACCTCGGAAGACGGGCGGAACCCACCAGGCACCGTCGCATTGCCCGCCGACGTAGAAGTCATAGCGCACACAAGATTGCCGTAACGGACGTACCGAACACCACCAGAAAACGCCGTGGCAGGCGCACCCACCTTGCTGTCCGATATAGAATTATCCATGATCGTCGAACCATTGTGGATATGCGAAGTCGAAGCATAACCATGCGAGTGAGAAGTCGCAGCATACGAATGGCTGTGGGAACTCGCGGCATAATTGTGGGTGTGAGCACCCGTTGTATGCTGATGCTCAAGAGCAGCATAAGAACCAGCAATCTGTGCACCCAACGCCGTACGAGCCGCAGTAGCCGACGTAGCCCCCGTACCACCATTAGCGATCGACAACGCCGAACCAGACCAGTTCGTGTTGTTCACTGCGCTCAACGTCGCCAACGAACCCAACCCCAAATTGGACCTGGCCGTCACAACGTTTACCAAATCAGACAGATTGCTTGCCCTCTCCAACCTGGCCGTCACCGTGGCAGCAACGACAGAGTCCGCAGCTTCCATCTGCTGCTTCGTGACCGCCTCCAACGCCGCCGTCGCATCAGCACCCAACAGCAACGAAGCCGAAGACATCGCAACCGAACCGTCCTTGTGAACGACCTGACTGTTGAGAAAATCGCGGATAGCGTTGTAGTTGGATTGATGCGCCGCCGCCACAATAGGCGTCGAAGCCTCAATCGTGCTCAAAGTCCCCAAAGTAGCCATAAAATCTCCTAGTTAAACCTTCGCGCCCGATACTTAAACACGATTCCGTCCAAACCCCACGGCTCCCCAGCGGTCCCATCAATCTTCAACTGGGTAGCAGCCATCGTGCCCAACGACGAAGCCTTTTTCAACGTCGAACCAGACACCTCGATCGCATACCTAGTGCCATCGTCATACTCGCTGCCGTCGCCATACAAAGCGACACCAGTCAAAGCGTTAATCAGAACGGTGAACTGTCGTTTCACGTCCTGAGTCTCGTAATTGGCGAACACAGAACACGTCAGACTGTACGAACCCGACTGTTTGCGTGCAATGAACGTCGGACGCCGCCAGCGTTTCTTCAAATCGGGCCAACCCGCATGCAGCCAGCCCGTCGTGTACGAAGTGGGAAACCCGATAGGTGTCCCCGACAGATTGTCGTTGCCTGCGTCACCGATGTCGACGCGAACAACGTTCGGCCCGCACCTGCAAAACCCGTACAGGTCGACAGAGCCCTGCCCGTACGCTCCAGCAGCGAACGGGCCCAACCCTTCGCCCGACGCAGACCTGAACTTTGTCCACGCATTCATCGACGGGTCAAGCACGAAAATGCTGGCAGCGTCACTGACCAGCTCGTCCTCTTTGTATGGCACCGACCACCACAAGCGGCGACCCAGCCAGCCGAGCCACATGTTGTCCAACGCCGACGCATTGAAATCGTCCGACCCGAACAGCGGACGCAACGCCATCGAAACCTCTTGCGGATGTCCTCCGCCTGTGATGCTGAACACGCCTTTCGGGAACGACACAAAAAACACTGCGCCGTCAGCGACCGCAACCGTTTGCGGCGACAACGTCCCCACAGTCAGGTCGACATCGACACGCTGCAAATCTTCCTGCCCGTAACCGAACAGAGCAAACACCGCAGTTTTCTTGAACACCAACAGATGGTCGTCGTGTGGGATGATCGCCGTGATCGGCCCACCACCCGCCTTGATGTCAATGTAATCGTCTTCGAGCCACGACTCGGGGTCGTTCGGATACGACCAGCGGACACGGAACGGGCAATCACCGTCCGTCGTCTCGGTCGTGTGAGCAACCCACATGCGGCCCGCATGTTCTGTCGCATGCTCGCATTTCGGGAACGACGAACCCACGGGAGACAAATAGTCGTCACCGAACACAGTCGAACAATCCGACAGTTCGACCGCATTTGCAGACGAAGAATCCCACGACGACGCCAACTGGCCCTTGCCGCGAGCGATATAAACGTCGTTACCCCACGGAGCGTAATCTGCGAGATGCGGGGACGCCGTACACGCCATATCCGCCCCCGCACCGATCGTCAACTCCTGAAACGCGCCGTCCGTCGACCAGTGAACACGTTCAGCGTTCGACACCATCACCACGTCGACACCGTTAGAACGTTCATGGACAACAGCGTTACGAGGATTCCAAGTGTCAGCTGTGACCGTCGAACTGTTCCAACGCTGCCAACCTTTGCGGGACGCCAACCCTGCACGCGGGTCGACCTCCATGTTCAAAATGTCTGACGCCTCGTTCTCACCCAAAGCAAAATCGGACGACCTCAGATTGAGGCCACCCCGAAAATCCATCAAGTTCAAAGGTTGAACAGAGTTAGCCATATCAGCCCAAACCCGAACCCATCTGGATACGGCCCTGGTGGTCGTGTCGCATGATCGCATCCCGAGCCGAATACATCGTTCGCTCAAACGAACTGAAATAGAACGCCGACAAAATCTCGTCCTCCTGTTGCGCGTACACCCTGTAACACGCGTAATGCACCAAACAGCGATCCAAGCGGCGCTCAACACCCGTATCAGGTGTGTTGCCAGCCGCAGAGATCCACGACGGATTGAACTGGCGGTAACCCCTCACCGTGTATGTGCGCGCCTCGTTGTTCGCAGGCCACAAATACAGTTGGTTGCCCCAAGTCGCATACAGTTCAGGTTGGCCGACAATCTCCGACTCGTCGGCAAACCGTTCCTCAGCATCATCGAACGGCACATCGGTCAACATGAGCCCGCCCACCTCGCGAACCGAAGTGATCGACTCCAGGTTGACGGGCAACGCAACAGCGTTGGTCGTCGGGACATCCACAGACCACGTTGTCTGATAGAACGGCCACAACTGTTCCAGGTTGATGACCTGCTCGAACCCTTCCGCTAGATACAGGTCGAGAAGGGCGGTCGGGATGTCGTCTTCTTCTGGAAGGTCAAGTTGGGCTCGTACAGCGTTACGTAGTTCCTGAACGTTCACTCTTCAACCTTCGGCTCGGCCTTCGCCTCGCTGGACGCCCGAGAATGGCCCGCACACAACGGAGCAGCCGAATCACGGGTTTTCTTCGTTGAGATGCCGCGGCAAGTGTTGTCATTCGCCGTGCACATGTTTTGGCGCGGGTTGTGCCACGCATCCATCTGGGTTGAGGAAGGCTCGAAACCGTCAGGCATCAGAGCGAAATTGGTGCCAGCAGTGAAGCCGTCAGAGTTTGCCAGAGCCATGTTTTCGTATGCCATCACTTATTAGTCCTTTTCGTCCCACAAAACCAGAAAGGCGGGGACCGCCGAAGCGGCCCCCGCCCAACGGTGTTACAACCTCAAACTAGAATCACGCCTGAGCGAAGTTCACAATCTTGAAGTTCTTACGACGCTCGTTGGTCGTGAGGTTACCGAACGCAGTGATCACAGCGTAACGGGCGTCACGGAAAGTGCCGCCACCGAGCGCCCCACCGTCACCGTCGATCGGAGACTTGGTGAACCCGCTCTGCTTGAACCATCGGCCCTTACCCCCGACCAGCGAGATCGTCTCAGGGTTGATACCGATGACGGTACCGACAGGCGCAGCCTTGTCCCAGTAGAACGGGACACCCTTGAACGCGACGTTCTGGAAGCCGATAGAAGCAGCCTTGGTGTCCGTGAAACGTACGTTCGGGGTCAAACCCAGCTCGTAAATTTCGTGGGAACCCTGGTCGCCAATAAGCGCCTTCACCTGATCGTTGCCGTCCGAAGCCGTGTTGTACAGGTTCGTGGCGGTACGCTGAAACTCTGCAAAGGTTCCAGGGTCTGTAGTGTTTCCAGTATCCGCCGCCGACAGGTCCGTCACGGGCGAAGCCCACTTCGTCTGCGTAGCAGGGTTGATCCCGCCAACAGTGGCGGTGTCGTCGATGAGGTCGAGGATCGAGTTGAAACCAGTGGTATCAATGCCCCAGAGCTGGTTGTTCACCATCTTCTGTAGCGACTTCTCGGACTGCATGATGCGAGCCTTGAGAAGATTGATGATCTGTTCCTTGCCCTGGTTCTTGAACTCTTCCATGCCACTCATGGCGATGGTCGAAACAAGAGCCTTCCATTCGTAGGAAGCCGTGTCGATACCACCCTGCGGGGTGATGTCGACGGTATCCCACTCATCGTACTGGGTAACATCGTCGTTCTCTTCGAACATCAGGTGCTCAACAATGTTGAGGCCACCCGATTCCATGCGAGTACGGTTCTTTTCCATCAGCATCCACGACAGGACGTGCTTGTTGAACACGTTGTCCACCAGCTTGCCGCGGTAATTGTCAAGAGTGGTTGCCAGAAGATCGGCACCTGCTCGGGTAACGTCGCCAGCTACGGCGGGGTTATTGATAGCAGCCATGATTCAGTCCCTTCCAGGGAGAGTGTCAGTCGAGGCCGTGAGCGGCGAGCGCCGCTGCGTAAGCGTCCTCAACAGAATTGATTGTGGGAGTAACAGGAGCTGCGACACCGTTAGAACCATTCCCCGCCGACACCGAACCCGACGCCGCAATCAAGGCGGCTTGACGGGTGCGGTCATCGTCCTGACTTGTTTTTGCGGCCCGCTGCTCAGCGGTGGACTTGGCATAAAACTTGTCAAACGAAAGGTCACGGAAAATGTTTTCAAGAGCAAGCGGGTTTCTTTCCCCGCGACGCACCGCTTCTTGCAGCACGTCACCCTCATTCCAGTGTTCGCCATACTTCTGCGCCAACCGATCACACTCGCCATCAAGCACCTGTCTCGTCTGATACTGGCTCAGTTGAGACACCTGCTGTTCAAGTTGGCGTACATATTGAGGCACAGGCTCATCTGACTCAGAGTCTGAATGGGCGGGTTCGCTCTGCTGGCGTTCCCGAGCATCCTGCTCTGCTCCATACGTTTCCTGCAAAAGCCTCAGCGTTGCCTGCGGGTTGTTCTCCAATGCAGCTTGGAGAGCCTGCGCTCGGCTGAGTTCCTGTGTCTTGCGGGTGTAATCAGACTGACGCTGATAGCCCGCAAGGGCTTCACTCAAAGGAACCTGAACAGTTTCCCCATTCACCGTGACGGTGTGAAGATCCTCAACAGGTTCATCGGTTGTATCCCCTACAACTTCGGCTTGTCCATCTTCGATGGGTGCACTCGCCTCGGGGGGTGCAGGCTCATCCCCAAAGTCTCCGCCAGCGAAAGCTGACGTGTACTCTTCGGGCTGGTCCTGCGTTTCGCTGAATGTTTCAGCAACTTCTTCTGACATCAAGAGTCCTTCATAGGTTGTTCTTATATATTAGGCAATAGCGTCCCGCTACCGTTGCATCACGGGCGAAGGACCAACGTTTAGCCGAGCCAAAAGCTCGGGCGGGATACCCTCAATCGGTGACTGGTCGCCACCCATCTCAGGAGGGCCACCCTGCGGCATCGGCGGCATCCCAGGTGGTGGGCCAGAAGGCGGCATGCCAGGAGGCGGGCCACCAGACCCAGGGGGGCCACCAGGACCACCAGGACCGCCGCCACCATTCGGGTCCTGCGGCATCTTCTGCTGAGCGAAGAACTGCGAAGGATCTTTCACACCAAACCCGTCCTGCAACACTCGACGCATCACGGCCATCGGATCAGCAACACCCATCTGCAAGAACGGGGCCATCGCCTCCATCAGCTGCATCGCCCGCTGGGCACGGAACGACTCGTTGCGAGGCTGGGTCGAACCAGCCTCAACCTGATAATCGAACTGGCCCTGAATGTAATCCTTGTCGTACGTCAACCACAACGGCATCGCATCCGACCCGACAATACGGACCACCTGCTCCCCCGTCATGTACGACTGCAACAGTTGAATCAGTTTCTCACCGATGCGAGCCAACGAACCCTCAATGTTCGACAACTTGTCCGACGAACGAGCGTTCTGCTGATCCTGGATAAGCGCAGCCTCAGTAGCCGTACGACGGATCTGCGACTGGCCGAAATCTTGCACACCAGTCGTCTCGTCGATGTCCTGAGAAATAACGTCAGACATGTTGTAAGCGTCAGCGTTGATCGCATGAGAAGGCATCCGAACAACAGCCTTGTTGATGTCAACGATCGCACCGTTGACACGAACAACCTCGTTATCCTTGTCCGACTTCAACGCATCAATCGCCTCAGGGTCCAACCGCTCGTCAGCAATATATTTCCGCTGATTCTGACGGCGGTGCAACATCTGCTCCGTACGAGTCTTGTTCAACTCTTTCTGCAACACCTCAATCGCCTCAAGCTCACCCATGGGGTAGAACCGATCAGGGACGTTGTAGTTGCGGATCATCTCGAACGGATGACCGAACGGATACGGCTGAGGCTTCGGTTCAACCAAGAACCCGCCCTCGTAATTCATCACGAACGTCGCAACCTCTTCTGTACGCAGATCGTAATACTCCCAAACGTCAACGAACCCATTCGACGACTCGTTACCCGTCAACGACTCACGCTCGTCCTCGTCGGCAGGCGACCATGCGTCACGTTCCTGCTGCTCACAATTCACACGATGCGCTGGGATGTACCGCTTATCCACCTTCACGTCCGACACGGGCCGCTTGATCCGCTGAGCGATCCAACGGGCCTCGTTCAGGTTTCGGGCGTCAGGATCGACATAGATATCGAACGGCGAGATCCGTTCCACGAACGGACGATCGTCGTGAATCTTCACTTCGGACTCGACGTTGCCGTCAACCTTCTCACGATCATCGACGCCAGGCTCACCGCCGTCAGCGAAATCGGTCGACCCGTCAGTGTTCGGGTCAGCCTTTTTCACCTCAGTCTTGAACTTGTAACCGCATTTCGTCCAACCAAAACCGACGACGAGAGCGTCGTCGACCGCAAGCCGAAACTCTGACTGGTAACGGTGTGCACGCCACATGTAGTTCAACACCTCTTCGGTGATGAGCGCATGCGGCCCCTGCTCTGCACGGCGGGCCTGCACCAAAAACTTTGGGTTGTTGACAGCGACCGACGGGGCAATAACGTTTTTGATACGAAACGACGAGTTGATGACCATACGGTCCTCAATAGAGTCGGTGTCGTACTGTTTGCCCGCATACATGTTGATCATGCGACGCCACAACGTGTCCAAGTCTTCGTTGAGACGCCACTTGATGGCGCGGTTCACTTCGGATTGGAAACGCTTCAACGTCCCCAAGTTTTTCTTCGAGGTCATTCAACACCCTTCGTGTTGGCGCGTGCCATCACGAAGCCGAGCGCACCCACCGTCAACACTAGACGCGACTCGACGCCTTCGTCGACCACATCCCAAACAGCTTCAACAGCGAACAAGGTTCCAAGCACCATGTAAACGATTCTTCGGACTTTCGTGGGGATCAGGCTTGCAAATGTCATTTGTCATCTTTCTTGTTGCTACGGAGTGATTCGAAAAGCATCTGACGGGTCTTGTCGTGCTCCGCCCGTTCCTCATTGAACAGGGCCATCGCACGCGCCACGTCGAGGTCGTGATCGGTTTTCGACTTGTTCAACTTTTTCTCACCGAACTGGATCGCCCAATAGCCGACCAGTACGGCGGCAGCAAAACCGCCAAGCTGATAAAAATAGGAAAGAGGGTCGGTGACACCAGACTCGGCAGCAACTGCGGCGGGAAATGTGACCGCCACCACGGGTACAGACATGGTCTATCCCCTTTCTGGCTTGTGCCAGTCTTTTACTGCCAGGCCTGCGACGATCAGCCAAACGCCGATCGGGCTGAGTGAAGCTCCCAGAAGGTAAGCGCAGCCGCGGGACACGCCGTACACGATCATTGCGGACACAGAGAGACGGCGCAAGGACTGGGAAACCAGGAACATTCGGGCCGCCGCAAGGAACCCGCAGATCGACGCCGTAGACGACCAGACAATCGGATGAACTATTTGTGACGGGTTGCCGCTGACGAGTGTCGATACGGACAGCCACATGAACCCGATCGCGATAACAAACATGGGGAACGCTGCGGCGAAAGGTCTGAGTTTCATTAGATCAACACTTGTCGCACTGGCGCTGGTTCCATCGTTTTTTCGTTGCCAGCTTTCTTGATGTCGTTCCACTGTTCGCGAACGACTTCGTTGGTCGTCTTGTCGTGGAACGCTTGTCGCCCGTAGCTGCCGCCACCCACCCAGTTCACACGGAACGATTTCATCTTGCATTTGAAGCAGTGCAGCTTCGCTGACTCGGTCGAATGGGTAGGCGGCGAATATTCCGCCCCGCATTCGCAAATTGGTAGCTGTTCCATCACTTATTAGGTGAAAGTGTCCCGCTTTGGTCATGCAGCCGACGTTTTTGCTGTCGAACCGATCGGTCCTTCCCGTTTCCCCTCGGGTTCTTTCATGCTCAACACTTTTTCGATCATGTAGCCCCAAGTGCCAGGCCCAGGCTTCTTCTTCCCAGCCCTGTATGTCGGCAACCAACAAAACTTGAGCATCTGAACTGCGATAGCGAGCGACATGACACGGTCGTCGTGAGGCGAGCCGTGCATCTTGCCGTCGCCTTCGCGAACGAAAGTTCGCATCTCTGAGATCGTCAGCGGGTCACGCAGCTTGACCGAGTCGTCACGGACTGCTTTGGCGAGTTCGTCGATCATCAACGGTTTCGTCGCCCTGTTCGTCGACCAACCCAACGTCTCGGTTTGCGTCATCATGCGTTTCGCCTGATTCCGCTGCCGATACATGTTCGGGTACTGGTTGTCACGCAACGAGGTGACCGTCGTCAACCCGTGGTTGTTGTTTTCCACACCGATCAGCGCATTGTTGTACCACTCGCCCAGACGGTGAAGCACGTACCCGCCGAACAGGTCGGGTTCGGCTTTCCCCCACCATGTAGCCGCCAGCTCGCCTGTGCGTGCGTTGATGACGTGGGCCGACGACCAGTCGCCGTGCTCCAAACCCATCGCAACGTCTGCACCAATCACATAGGTGCCGTCGACCACAGGGTCTTCCCACACCGACAGGTTGCCGCCGTCCTCAGCGAACACGACACCTTCTTTCGTGATGTCGAGACGGCCCTTGCGTTTCGGTTCCGCTGTCGGGATCGACGCCAGCTTTTCGAGGTCGAACACTGGTCGACCCGATTTGAGGAACGCTTCCTCTGGGTTCGACGGATATTCTTGTGCGACCTGCCATTCAGGGAGGTCACGGCACTGTTCCTCGTACCAGGCTTCGTCGCGGTCTGACGCCCACCACGGGAAAAAGATCCCTTTGAAACGGTTCGCTTCTTGTTTCGCCCCAACCCACACCTTGTGGAACAGGTTGCCTTCACCGTTCGCTGTGGACAGCATGATGCACGACCCGCCCATGTTGACGACAGGCTCAATGGACGCCCAAGCGTTCTCAGAGTCTGGGAGGAACGCGATCTCATCTACCACGATGAGGAACGCTGTAGCGCCACGGGCAGGGTTGGAGGCTGATGGCATCGACAACAGCTTCGAGTTGTTCGACATTTTCCAGGACGTGAGCGTCGGGTTGCCCATCGGCCCCATCAGCCGCATCCATTCGGGCATGAACTGGTACACGTACTTGGCGTGGTCCAGCAGCATGCTGGCCTCACGTTCACCCTTGGAAATCAAAATGACCTGACGGTCACGGTAAAAGTAGGTCAGCCAGAACGAATAGATCGAACAGAGCGTGGAGAACCCGATCTGTCGGGCTTTCAAAACGATCGTCCAACGGTTCCCCAGCCAGGCATCTACCGTTTCGATCTGCGATTGGCGCAGAACGAACGGGATCTTGCCTTTCGACGGGTGACGGATAAACGCGTAAGTCTCACAGAAGTACAGGAACGCGTCGCGTTTCTCTGCGAGCGTCGACGTTTCCCAGTCTGGCGCACACTTTTTGAACTCCCTGGCATACAGGATGTCGCCTAATTCGTGTTCCGACATCAAGCCGCCTTCTGCCCGTACACGATGTAATGCACTTCGGCGGTCGCAGAGATCGACGAGCCGTTGGTGGCACGCCAATCGAAAGCCGCCGTCGTGTACGCCGTGACTTTCGCTGTCATCTGGTCGTAGGTCGCTGTAGCGTCAGGCGTGACGACGGACACGGTCACCGAGTCGATCGACAGGAACGCCGTCGGGAACGTCACGGTGCCGTCAGCGGTTGTCGCCGCGCTGAACACGGCATCGGTTTTCCCTGTGAGCGGGCGCAGGTCTTGTGCGGCCTGGCGGCCGCGGCGCAAGCCTTCGAGGTGGGCGCGGCGGTCGCGACCTGTCAGCCCGCCCGCATACCCAACAAGCCTACTCATTCAGAACTCACGGCACCCTCCGACGGCGCAGTCGACGGAGAGGTGGCTGTGTGCCCCTCTCGCTCGTCGGCGGCGGCCTTGTGGGGCTGGGCAGCCAAAAGCTCCAAAGCGAGCTTGTCAAGCTCCTGAGAGGACAGATCAAGCAGCTCTGAACGAGACGACTCCGCAACCTTCGGCTTCGGAGTCAAAACGCCAGCCATCTTCGCCCACACCGACGCTGCCTGCACCTGCTTCGAGGACTCAGGGTCCAACGCCTGAGCAAACATCGAATCCATCAACTGCCGAATCCGCTCAGGGTCACCAACCACCTGGATCGTCAACTCGCGCAGACGCGCCTGGAACTCGGGCTTGTCACGCCAATCACGCAACGTTCGGTCCGACACGCCCAGTTCGTCACCCAACTCCACATACGTCGCAGGGTTGTGTTCGCCAATCTGCTTAGCGAGCAGCCACTCGCAAAGTCGTACGTGTCGGGGGTCTGCTAGTTCGTTCGCCATCGCCTATTAGGACAATCTGTCCCCCATCGGCGGTAACAGCATCTGTGTCACCCCCTTTGGGGGTGTCTTGATGGCTTGGCTGCTTTGTGTCCCGTGGCTGTGACCTGGGGTTTGGGACAGTCTCGCCGTATGTATAGAGGGGGAAGCGCATCAGGCGAGCCTCAAGCGAGCGTGGGGCGCTTCCCCCGTCCTTACTTACAACTATTCTCCCCAAAGGGAGAATGAGACAACTCACCACTGACAGCTAGGCGAACACATTGCCGACTATGTCCCACAACATACAAAGGCAATAGACCAAAGACCCCACAGAAAACCCCTGCACACAATTTTTTGAACCAAGACCTTAAACGGTACCCGAATATCTGGCTAAGTCCCCGTCCACTTCCCTTTCTCTCTCGACCCCCCCACCC